TGTAGTACATTTATCACAAGGAGCACCATGAATATTTCTGGCACTGGTCATAAGTTTTGATCTTATACCATTCATACTATCACTATTCCAAACCTCAGAGAATGGTTTCTCATTTACATTTCCAAACCCTCCTCCTTCTCTTTGCCAATCATGACAACATAAATCTAAATCACCGTTCCAATTTATAAATGCTTTAACAGATGGTACAAAGCAAGGTCTACTACTTGTTCCTTGAGATATACCTTCGTGTGTTGATGATCCAGCTCTACTACTAAACACAGCTGTAGTAGTAACATATCTTGGAGTTATTCTGTAATTAATAATACCTGAAAATTTACTTAACATTTTTTTCCAAGCTAAGTATTGTTCTGTATCATCATAGATATCAACATGAATAGCAGAAAGATTAACGTCAGCAAACTCTTGCAATTCATACCATTTGCCTTGTAATATTTTATCACCATTAGTTGTTAGCTCTGTATAAAATCCAGCATCTGTACATATCTTTATACAATCTAATATCTTTCTGTTAAGAAGTGGTTCACCAAAACCACTAAACATCATTTGACCTCTGTAGTTATATTTGACTAAATCATCTACAACATTCTGTACTGTGTTTGGATCTAAATGTAAATTAAGGTTAGGATATACTTCTGGATCATGTCTAGGACAAAAGTGACAAGTCCTGTTACAAAGTTCTGTAGGATTAAATTCAACAATCTTCAATCCTCTGAAAGGACTGTTTGGATCCTGTTCTATTATTTTTTTAGGAGTGTGTGCACTGTAATCTTGAATTGTATAATGTTCTTGATTCTTCCAAGATACGTTATAAATGAATTTGGTTACTTTTGGTTTCTTATGATGAGCTTTATTAAAGTCGTCTAATTCTGATATATCTAAAATTGGTATGTCCATAATCTATAAGTCGGGTCTGAGAAGACGCTCGCAGGCCGGCCAAGTTGGTCTCCCCCAGACCCTTTTATTTTTTCTTACCGATATTATACTTGGCAACTAATTCCCATTCACCTTTTTGGTTAAATGGTATGACTTTAATTGTACTTAAAGATCCGGCATTAGCTACTTTCTCTGCATTTACTATATCAACTAATTCCCATTCTTCTAATAAGTTAGCTATTGTGTTTCTTCTTGATTGATCTTCTTCTGAAAAATCGGACGGCTTGCCATCCAATGCAAATAATTCTTTAAAGTGTACTATGTAATACTTACCTTGTTTGTGAAGTATGTGACATGATTGAAATAATGTGTTTGACTTTTTAGATGCAACACCTATTCTGGTTAGGGTCTCTTTTACTTTTAAAAAGTCGTCTGGTTGTTTTAATGTCACTTCAACCATACTATCAATACTAATCATTTTTTATTCCTTGTTCCATTTTATTTCTAATAGTAGATAGTTGCTCTGTGGATAATAGTCTGATGGCTTCTTTGGCTTTTGATAATGAGATTTGATAATACTCACTAACCATAACTAAGTCATCATTTTTATCTGCTTTCGCCCACTTTGCAAATCTCTTCTTTTTACGTATACTATTTAGAAAAAACTCGTATTGTAGCTTGTTGTCTAGGAAGTGCATCCTATTCATTTCATTAGCATACAACAACGTGTCCGTAAAATAAGACAAGGATTTGTTGGTTAAGTATGGTGCATAACTCTTTTCTGATAACTCATCATTATCAGAACCTCTCATAAGATTCTTTTTAGTAAAGTTTATGCTGTTGACAAAATCAAAGGGTTTCATTATATTCTAATAACATAGTAAACATATTATCTTCATTGAACATAGATTCCCAATGTGTTGTATCTTTTGGTAGACACTTTCCTCCAAAGCCTCTTTTGTTATCGTGACCTGGAACATCGTAGTGTGTATATCCTAGAGTGCCTTCTGTCTTTAAGAAGTTCTTAACAACTTCATATTGTGCTCCCCACTTATCACACATATCATATATCATATTAGACTGTGCTACCTTAGCGGCTAGCATGGCATTCCTAGAAACTTTTATCATAGCTGCTTCTATATTCGTTACTCTCACTACATGTCTAAAGTCATGTGGTAAGACATCATGGTGAAATTTGTTAGCGTCACCTCCGAGTAAGATAGGAAAGTCAGGATTCTCTACATCTTCCATCCAACTTTTTTCTCTTAAAAATTCTGGCCAAAGTATAATTCGCTTGTTAGTAGACAGTCCTAAGATACCAACTTGATCTGGACCAACAGTTGATCTAACAATACAAGTACCTTTAGCTCTTCTTAGTGCTACAAGTACATTACTAAGTGATAACTTTCTATCTACAAGATCAGTTGGTACGCAAATAAAAGTATACTCAACATCTGTCCAATCATCTATATGTAAACCTTGAGCTGGATCTTCAATTAGTACTTCTACATCTTTACAGAACTTAGTTAAGAAATGGTTAGTAGCATTACCTACAAATCCATTACCTAATATTGCTACTTTCATTCATCTTCTCCATAATACTCAGGTGCATCTTTCAATGCTGCTATTGCATAGTCTCTCACTGCTTGTATTTTCTTTTTACATTTAAGACCATTGTAACCATCTAAGTTTGGATCATGCATTACACCTTTCCACAGGTCAATGGCCTCTTTTACCTTCTCGACTGGCGTCCAGTCTATGTACGGCATTACTTAAACTCAACTTCAGCCATAACTTGCGTCAAGAATGCTACCAAGTTTATTTCTTGGTCAGCGACGAAGGCTGATTTGTATTGATACTCTCCTATCAATAACACTAATGTTGGGATTGATTTCTGATCCACTTTCTCACTTGCAGCATCATATAAACCTCTCATAATACTTGTTGGATCACTGTCTATGTTCTGTGCTACCCACTTACGCATATCACTGAACTGCTTGCCTTTTAGTAGGGTTATAAGCGAATTAAACGCGTTCTGAGAGGAGTTTGTTAGTATACCAGTGTCAATGGTCCCGTTAACAGAATAACGCTGTAATTCGTTAAGTACTCGTCTCCAATCAGGGAAATGAGATTGTATTACTTGAGCAATAACTTTCTCATCATATCCTACATTTTGTTCGTTAAGTATATCTTTTGTTCGTGTGAAGAAGTCTCCAGCTAACTTAGGAGCCATCTTCTTAGGAAAGTTAAACTCAATAGTACTACATCTTGATTGTAGTGGATCAATGATTCTATTCTTAAAGTTACATGTAAGAATGAATCCACAGTTCCTAGAATATTCTTCCATAAAGTTTCTAAGAGCTGGTTGAGTTGATTGTGGGTTTAGATAGTCTGCCTCATCTAAGATAACATACTTACGACCTTCACTAAATGATACTGTAGTAGCAAAGTTCATTATCTCTGTTCTAAGAGTATCAATATTACCATGTAAAGAACCATTGACTACAATGTAGTCGGCCTGTAGTTCTTCTAACATAGCTTTGGCTACTGTTGTCTTACCTACCCCCGCTGAACCAGATAATAATAGGTTCGGTATGTTCTTATTGTCTACAAACTTTTGGAATGTAGTTTTAAGTTCATCAGGTAAGACACAGTCGCTAATAGTCTTCGGTCGATATCGTTCGACCCACAAAAAGTTTTCCATAATATATTATTCAAAATTTGAGCTTTGAGTTTCAGTTGCAATCCAATAAGTTAGTTGCGAACCAGTCTGTATTTCTTGTTTCTCATCCTTCCATGTTTTATTATTGAGTGATGTAAACTTAGCAATACCTTTACTCGAAAGCTGTACTTTATAATCAAAGTTCATCATCTTCATGTTCTCTAATTTGAACACTGCCTTGAACACTTTACCACTTGCATTGTTATCAATGACAGTAGTGTACTTGTCTGCTGTAGGATTCTTACTACTAATAGCTTCTAAGTTGATAGTGCTTCCTTCTGATGATATGGCAATCTCAGGTAAGGACATGACATTAGCTGCTCTTAGAGCGTTACTAATGTCTGCCCATTTCATATCGACTTCTACTTCAAAGTCAGGTATCTGTATTTCTTTTGCTGGCGGAGTTACAATCATTTGAGGATCAGCAAATGTGTAGTCTACTGATCTCTTTGCATCTCTTACAGTAACGTATTTCTCGTTAAAGTCTAGTTGTGGTTGATCAAATAAACTTAAGACTCCAAGGAATCTATTCAGTTCATAAAAACATCCATGAGCGGGTAGGGTATCTTCAATCTCTGCTTTAGCCATAATAGACTTCTGCGGTGAGATGGTTTGTAAGATATTCCCAGGTTTAAACTCTATTCCAGTATTGATTACTGCAAAAGACTTTAGTATATTGATTGTACTTTCACTTAATTTCATAATTACATATTCTTATTTTTGCCAACTTTACTTGGATCAGCTGTTGCTGGAGCTCCAATAGAGCCCAAGTCTTTTAGTGATCCCCCAAATACGAATGAACCCATATGCTGTAGTTCCATCCAAGGACATAGCCATACTTTGATTCCAATATGTCTAGCCCATTGACAGAACATATAGTCTTCAGAAAGATATCTATTTGAATACTTCCTATCAAGTCCATTTGTCTTATCTTTAATGAATTCTAATACAGCCTTCTTGCCTGCCTTAGGATTCTTTTTGTAGAACAACTCTAACTCTCTCTCCATGTTAAGTTGCTTGTCATCAATTACAGCATCAAAGAATGCCATAATCTCTCTACTACCATCAAAGTGTGCAGTTCTAACATGATCTGGCTTGTACATCATATTAGGATATGCTTCTGCAAACTTCTCTAATGTCTTCTTCTTAAACATCATGAATCCAGTGCCGCCTTCTAACACTTCTGCTGGTTCTGAAATCTTAATCTCATTACCACCTTCTACTGGATTGAAAACATAATCACCTACAAATTTAGATAGGATCTCAGGGTTCTCATCAGCTACACCTTGATTGACAGCATGTGTAATCTTTTCCCATGAAATACATTTCTTAGGATATGGACCACATAGGATGTCATATTCATTGTTCTCGTCTTCGTGATCTTGCATTGCTAACATAGTAATGATATCATTTGGATTGAATGATATGTCACTATCAATAAAGATCATATGTGTGCAATCAGATCGTAAGAACTCATCGCAACAATAGTTTCTTGCTCTTGTAACAAGAGACTCGTTAAACAAATAGTAGAACTTCAATGGAATCTTATAATGCATACACAATGCTGCTAAGTCATTACATGACTTTGTAAACATACCTGCACATTGTCCACCATACATAGGTGTACATACCATTAAACTTCTCTTCTGTAACTCTTCAATAGGGATATTAATTTCCATACTTCTTATCGTGCTCCTTTCCGATTCCATAATCACCATCATACATTGATAGTGTTTCTGCTTCAAACATTAAGAACTGTGCTACTCTCGTACCTT